CGTTCCCATCGACGACTAACACAGCGTGTCTGTATTTATAATATAATTTCTTTAAATTAATAGCTTGCTCTTCAAAATGAGCATTTTCATATGTATAAATATTGACAAGAGACTTAACAGAGCCTGCGTTATTATCTGGAGCGGGACTCACTCTAAAAACACACGCCTCAGATGTACAATTAAGTCTACCTACATCATATCCAATGACATAGTATGGAGCGAGTTCTCCTCTCTTACCTTTTGCGCAAGCATTGTCTTCCGCAAGAGCAAGTATTCTCCATTTCTCAAATAACTCTGTTGAGAAAAACGCATTATCTGTATCTCCAGTCCAATTTGAACACAAAATCTTACGAGTTTTCGCATAACTCTCTCTATGTTTCCATAGAAGCTGAGACTATATCATCAGAATATTTCCAAATAAAGCCCTTGTAGGTCTTTATTTTTCCTCTACAACACTCACTGATATGGCTATGAGATTTTACTCCTAGACATCTAGCAGCCGTTCCCGCGGAGGGATATGACATGATAAATTTTCCATTTAAATCATATTGATAGACTTCTTTTGCTTTTCCTGTGTTTTTATAATCTTTTGTTTCCCCTAACTTATCTTCTGTTGACCAATAGAAGCCTCCAGACAGTGTTTTTACTTTTTTTCTTACTTCCTAAGCAATAATACTAATAGCAAGACCCGTTGCTCTTGCTGCATCTGCAACAGATATATATTCTGCCACTAATTTTTTATCTTTAGAGAAACAATAAACATGAGGAAATTTTCTTAATCCTGTTTTGATAGCATGAACACTATTTTCTTTTGGAGAAACCCATTCTAAATTATCAACAGTGTTATTAGTTTTTACTCCATCTATATGATTAATTTGTGTTTTATTTTTTGAGTCGTCATTTGGAATAAAAGCTGTCGCAACTAAACGGTGGGCAGAGATCCTCTTCTTTCGTCCATCAGGCAAAGTCAATATATATGAGACATAGCCCCATTTGCAATTTATCTACCCTTTTAAAAATTTATCAGTTTTTTCATTGTAGCATTTTCCATCTTCTGTAATGAAATAAGAGGTACTGATATTATCAATCACAATTCTTTGCATAATAATAACAACCTTTCTTCTAATATTCTGTATTACGCTGATTTACGCATTGTAAATATCTTAGTCGTTGAGCCTTCCTCTATTCGAGGCTTGGTTGCTGATTGTCCAATCTTCTTAATTTTCAAACGTTCACATTTAGACATATTTCATTCTTATGTTGTAGTTTAAGAAGCTCTAAGGAGTTTCCAGCAGTTCGTAATATTTAAAGAGTTCAGTTCTTGTTTAAACTCTCGCTAAAAACTATCTTCTTCATAAGAACCAGATAGTTTTAGCTAATCTACAAAATCTTCATCCAAAAGACCTTCCATAATGGGTATCTTGTAGGTTCCGCCCATTACGATAGCTTCTTCTGGGTCTAATACTGACTAAAGCATTACCTCAATCAGCTTGGCATAACTAAACGTGTTACGATAGCCCGCAGTCGTGATGAAGATAAGGCTTTTATTCAAGACTTCGTCTTTATCTCTTGAATTGTCAGCCAAGAGACGATTGACATTACAGGTAGGGATTATCACTTCATTAAGCATAGTCTAATCAACCGAGACGCACTCTTCGACGAGACCAGCATGTCTACGCTGACCACGGCTTCTCTCACTTGCAGCGAGTATATTAATCTCACTTCCGTTTTTAAATACAAAGCGGAGGTCATCCTTTGATTTCTTAGTTGCGCCTCTCGATAAATCAAGCTCTTGTTCCAATGCGGGGATGAGCTTGACTATCTCGGTAACCTTGGCTAGTGTGATAGAGCTAGCTTGTTCTTTGCCGCCCGTGGTTATGAATAATTGGCTTCCTGGGAAGAGTATGGCTCGAATAATAAGCACCATCATACTGAGGAAGCTCTTACTGACTTGATGTTCTATTAGAATTGCAACTTTCTAATACGTTCTCTTATGAACTGCTTTATATTTCTATAAAGAACAGACTATATCACAACTAATAAAATTAGTTCCTTCCTTTTCGATTTAAGGGATTCTCACCCACCGCATTCGCTTCGGCCCTACTCCTATTGCCTATATTTTTATTCCTCGTAGGCTTCTTTCAGGATAGTCGTTGAAGTTTTATTCTACATATTTAAAGTGGTAGCCTCCATGAGATTTATATCTATCGCCTCTACAAACTTTTGATATACAGCTTGCATCTAAACCTAACTATCTTGCAGCCTCTGAACAAGATGGAAAATAAGCAATATGCTCATCTTGCAAAGTCAATTGTTCAACTTTTTTACAAGCCGAATTGGTTTCTGTCTTATAATATGCAGCAAGAACATTCTCACTCATCGTTATAACTCTTAAATTATCTAATTTATTATTTATTTTATTTCCGTCTATATGATCAATTACATACCCTGATGGAATTTCTTTGATATCATTAAAAATACAATAAACTAATTTATGAACTAACCAATCAAAAGTTTTACCTTCTTTGCTTAGTCTTACCTTTTGATATCCGCAAGTTAAACTTGGAGTCAATATTAATAAAGTAGTATCATTTCGTACTCTTCCAAAAGAAGAAACAGAATAATTATAGTTTTCAACTTTTCTCCATTCTTCACCAGGCAAATCTTCTTTATAATATTCTCTAATATAATTTCTTTCTTTTTTTATTAAGTCATTTTTATGTGCGTGCTCTGTGTTTTCACTATAAGTAGTCCACTCAAGATTACTTACATTGTTATTCAGTTTATCACCATCTTTATGATTAACAACAGGAAGATTATTTGGATTATCAAGAAAATATTCTGCAACTAAACGATGAGCATAGAACATCTATTTACTTCCTTCTTTTGACAACCTATAATATTTATAACCATGCTCAGAAATCGAGCCTGTTAATAATTTATTAGTGTTACTATTATAGACATCTCCATTGTCATAAATATAATAATTAGAATAATTGGCGATTTGTTTTTTCATAGAAGACACTCCTTTTTAGAATAATTACCTGCTAATTTCCATGTTTAAAAATATATCCCACAGGTTTTCCTAATATTTTTAAATTTAGGATTAAAGCAATTAAAAAGGTTTGTCCAAAAATACTTTTTCGTATTTTATTGGCGCGAATTATCACGCACGAGGATAGGTTGCATAGACTTGCCTATGCCGCATAGCCGACCTTAAGAACTGCCGCTAATACATATAAAATTTAAAGTTGCAGTTCGGGCCTTTTATAAAATCAATAAATAAATCTGGATATTCCCTAAAGAAAGCTATTAAATTTCTAATTTCTTTAAAATTTTTCTATATTCTTTCTTCTGTAATTAAAACATTCTTTTCCTCTTGCTATTCAGAAATTTTTAGAATGTCATTCAGACTCATCGTTATCACGCTCCTTCTTTCTTAAAGCATCCATCCGCTCTTCATAATCTGTAAAGTCTTTTTCTGTCAAACCTTCCTTCTTCGCTTTCCGCTCTTCCGCAAGAGTCTTAGCTTTAAGATAATCTTCTATCTGCCGCGGGATTGAGGGGTCAGACATAAATAGATTTTTAAGATATTCCTACTGGTCTTTCTCTTCTTTATCAATTATGTCATAATTATAATCTATCTTTAAGCGGGGGATGCGCCCGCCCTCTTTTTCACAATAGCGAACTAATTCACCAACAGAAGATACGAAATCATCTTGTTTTTCTTTATTCTGTGCGGCCGTGAACTTCGCAGACTTACGTGAAGCTTCATACATTCTTGATAATTTTGCAGAACCGTCAAAATCACCCTAATCAATAGCTTGGTTGATTTTAAGGTTTATTTTACAAAGAATAAGAAGAGTGTTCTTTGTATCTTGGTCTGTTATATCAAAGTCTTTGCACATATCTTTATAGTTTTGCTCTAAAGATACCCACTCTTCCGCAGAATAATTTTTACCCCATTTTAAAGCTAAATATATCTTATCTTCTTTTGTGAGAGAGGCTTCAAAATCGGGGAGGTCTTTTTCATCCAAGAGAATAGAAGAGTTAGCGGAAGACCCGTCCGCATTAAGGAGACCCGCCTCAATAGCACGACCAGTTATCACATCGCGGAGGACCGCCGTCTCCGTATAACCATTGTCATGCAAACTTTGCGAATCCATATAGGTCTTGTATTCAGCTTCTGTTATTTTCCCGTCATCGTAGGCTTGCTATACCTTTTCTTTTTCCGCCTCAAGTTCCGCAGCCTTTTCCGCTTCCTTTTCCGCAGAGGCCGCCGCAAGTTTTTCGGAATCCGCCCATCCATACTCTTTCCATTGCTTTAATTTCATTTTGGACAAGTATTTGCCAAGGACGCTCATTCCATTTACTTTTGCGGGGTCTTTCGCATACGCGCGGTCGCGCAAAACATTCCATTCCGCAGGGACGTATGGAACATCGAGCTTTTCAAGAGCCCAAAGAAAAGTGTCGGGGTCAAAGTTATCTATGTGCATTGTAAAACATGATTTACAGAGTTCTGTTTTTTCTCCGTTCTTATAAGAATAAAAGTTGTCTTCTTTCATTAACTTCTTGCACTTAGAGCAAAACAGCATTTTTTTATCAGTTTCCGCCATTTATTTTTTCATCTCCTTCTTGCGTCTTCTTAGATTGCCGCTTTTTTCGACACTCTTTACACATTGAGTAAAAGCCATCTTTAGAAGTACAATTTTTTGAAAAATATAATGGGTGCATTAATTTAATTTGACCACAGCGTGAACATTTCTTCCACTTGCCGCATTCTTCTTCTGTGAAATGATAATCAAGGTAGCGCCGCTTAGCTTCTTCCGCAATGAGTTTAGGTATCTTCTGCCGCCAAATACAAGATATATATTCAGGGGTGTAGGTCTTACCAAATTTTTCGAGGAGTTCCGCCTGAATTTCTTTATTTGTAAGCCCGTCTATTTTGAGAATCATTATTTCGTAATAGATGGGGTTTGAATTTTCGAGAGCGGCATCCGCGCATTCCTCAAGGTCTTGCAAGAGATAGTGCATATCGCTGTTGATGCGGTCATAGGAATCCTCTTTGAAATAAGAATAATTTGTCAAGAGAACAGAGATATGCGCGGGGTTCCCGAGGGAAAAGGCGCCGGTTGAAATGACTTCTTGCGTTGAAGGGTCTATTGAAAAAGAATCTTGAATTGCGGGGTCTTCAAAATTATGCGGCGTCCGCTGCTTGTTGGGGAAAACTGGGGGTTTTCTATTTTGCTTGATAACGTATTGGTCTCGGCAAAAATCTATAATACTTTTTTTGAGAAGATATTTGTTGCGGCCGCTCGCTTTCTCATAAAGTTCTTTATAATGTTCTATTGTGGAGCGGCAGTCCGCAAGTTCGGGAACCTCATCGAGATCTTCTTGGGTAATGGAAATTTTTGGAACAAGATATTGATTTGGATTGTCTGTAATTAAGTCGTATACCGCATCTTCATTGGACTCAAATTTTTCTGACAGACCTTCGAAAGAGGTCTCCCGCTTGTTGATAGTTACGAGTCGGTTCTCTGTTAAAATAGTTTTATCTTTTGGAACTGCATTTAGTACATAATCACTTAAAGTTTCACAAAAACGGCGGGTTTGCTATTCTTTAGGTGTTTCCTCTAAGAGTTTTTCTACATACTACATACGTTCTTTTGGGGTTTTTAATTTATAATCTAATAACATTTATTTTTACCTCACATTAAATTTTTATTCGCTTATAATGCTTAATTTAAACCTTTTTTTTGGGAAGTAATTTAACTCACCTCACCTCACATATTAATTATATCAAAATTTTTTTTACGAGTCAAGTGGCGTCAAATTTTATGAACAAAGTGAATAAAATTATAACGCTATCGTGTTTTGAAAATGAAATTTGTTCTATAATCGTATTTTGAAAATGAAATTTAAAATTTATTAAATCTTGTTTATCGTGTTTTGAAAATGAAAAGTAGTCTATAAGTGGATTTTCCGTGGCGCCCTTCCGTTTCGCGCGCTAAAGTGCTAAATCACGAAACCCTACCCCCCCCTTTATTCATAATTTGTTAATAATTTATTCACACACTTTAATTGTAAATTTTTTGTAAAAAATTTTTGAATAAAAAATGAACGCCCGTCCACAATTTAAAAATGAACAAACTATTAACAAA